GCACCAGGAGCCGAGTTAGCTTCAACGTGTCTAAGCTTCGTCCTAAGGGCGACAACATCGGCAGTGTAGCTAACTCGGCTCCTGGTGCGGTGTCTGTCCTTAAGATGATCAATGAGGTTGGTGAGCACGTTCGCGCTGGTAAGAACCGACGCACTGCGCTCATGGGTATCCTTAACGTCACCCACCCAGATCTTCTTGAATTCCTCTCTGTTAAGCTCGATCAAGGTCAGCTAAACAACTTCAACATCTCCGTTGCTATCACCAACCGATTCCTTGAGGCTGTCGAGCTTGGTGAGGACTGGTACTTCAGCTTTAACAACAAGGAGTACCACCTTTACGATGTCGCCCGCAGCAGTGATGGTGAGGTTCTTCGTATCATCGGCCTAGATGAAGAGGACGCTCTCGCTAGAGCAGAGAACTTCCACAAGGTTGCTTGGACTGATACCTTCGAGATGCAAGGGCAAAGAGATATGAAGGCGCGTGAGCTTTGGGATCGCATCTGGAAGAACTCTGTAGAGTCTGGTGATCCTGGTATCTATAACATTGATCTAGCTAACAGCTACACCAACGTATCGTACTTTGAGGATCTCGACAGTACGAACCCCTGCGGTGAGATTTCTCTACCCTCTTACGGTAACTGCTGTCTAGGAAACATTAACCTAGACAACATGGTTCTTGAGGATGGTTCAGATATCGACTGGAAGCGTTTCGCTAGGACAGTTCGCACGGGCGTTCGATTCCTTGACAACGTGCTTACGGTAAACACATTCCCAACCGAGGAGTGCAAGACCGTTGCAGAGCGTTCGCGTCGAGTTGGTCTTGGTGTAACGGGTCTTCACTACATGCTTATCCGTCTTGGCCTACGCTATGGTTCTGAGAAGTGCCTTGAGTTCCTTGAGCGCCTATTTAGTACCATGCGTGATGAGGCATACAAGATGTCGGTGTACCTTGCTAGAGACAAGGCTCCGTTCCCTGAGTTTGATTACAAGAAGTATCTTGACGAAGAGTTCGCTAAGACTCTTCCCGCTCGTATCCGAATGCTAATCAAGAAGCACGGTGTCCGTAACGCAGTCATGCTTACGATCCCACCCTGTGGCACTACGTCCATGCTTTTCGGTCTTTCTAGTGGCATTGAACCAATCTTCTCTGCTATGTATAATAGGCGCTACCGTCAGGCTAATGTCTGGAAGGAGTCTCTTGTCGTCGATCCACTCTTCCAAGAGTATTTCGAGAAGGGTAAAGACCTCTCCCCGTTCGTTGGTGCTTATGACGTAGCACCTGAGGACCACATCAAGGTCCAAGCTACTATTCAAAAGTATATTGATTCTTGTATCTCCAAGACAATTAACCTTCCTGCGGAGGCAACTCCTGAGCAGTTCTCACAGGCGGCTCTAGACTTCTCTCCTTACCTGAAGGGTCTCACTGTCTACAGAGCAGGGTCAAAGGGTAACGAACCGCTACAAGCTATTCCACTAACGGAGGAAAACATTGGAAAATACATGTCAAAGCCAGAGCCCGTCGAAGCCGCAGTCCAATCAGGAGACGCATGTGCAGCCACTGGAGGAGACTGCTGAGTTGGAGCCCCTTCCGAGGGACGACGACCCATACTGGGAAGACTGATGGCAATATTTGAATGGATATGCCAGGACTGCAACATCTACTGGGAGAGAGATCTCCCAGTAGGTAAAGCTCCTGATAGGACTAGGTGTCCGAAGTGTAAAAAGCTTTCGGAAAGGTATTACTTTAACCAAGGTGTTAATGTAAAGTGGGGAGATGACAAGGATTTTCAAACTGTTAGGTCTCGATATAAGCGGCACGCTGAAAAAGGATATGATAAGACCGCTGGAGATAGATTCCTCAACAAAAGTATTGAGGGAACCAAAAAAGCTATGAACGATGAGAGCTTTAGGTACAAGCCCGCGCACATAAATTATGAAAAACTTGCCGAAGATGGGCTTGTAAAAAAACTTTCGGATAAAGAGACCTCAGAAAAGATAGAAAGGTCTGGAAAGATGACGAAGCAAGCCTATGATGTAGCTAACGAGAAAGGCTACAAAGACATCGGTAGCACTAAACTAGACATCACAAAACCACAGAAGCAATAATAGTAAAAATGGCTTACGATTTCTCTGACAACATTCAGCGTGGAATCCTCTACTTTCTTAAGTCTGACAAGGACTTCTACCTGCAAATCGTCAACCTCGTAAAGCCGGAACACTTCGAGTATCCGTCTCATGCGCGGATCTTTACAACTGTTCGTAACTACTATGAAAAGTATGGCAAGCTGCCTACGGACGAGTTCATCCTTCAAGATGTGAAGGACAAGCTCGGTTCCAGGGAAAGCGTGTCAGACTATGACGATGAGCTTACTTACATCAACGGTCTCGATGAGGCCACGATCAGTAACTCGGAGTACATGCTGGACATCGTGGAGACCTTCGCCAAGAAGGAAGCCATGAAGTCTGCTATCGCGGAAAGCATCTCGTTGGTCAAAGAAGACCGGATGGAAGAGGTTGAGGCTCTGGTAAAGGAGGCCCTCCTCGTCCATCGAGATGTGGACACGGGACAGGACTACTTCACGGACATCCATATGCGGTGGGACCGTACCTTCAACGAGGAGAAGAAGGAGAAGTACAAGACGGTTCTGCCCTCTATCGACAGGTCCTTGGAAGGGGGTCTAGGCAAAAAGGAGCTTGCTATGGTGGTAGCCCCTCCTGGTGTGGGCAAGTCGCTGTACCTAGTCAACCAGGGTGTCCAGGCGATGATGGAGGGGCAGAAGGTTCTGTACGTCTCCTTGGAGATGAGCGAAGACAAGATCGCGCAGCGGTTCGACTCGGTGACTACGCTTGTCCCGCAGTTTAAGCTTAAGGATCCGTCCTCTCAGCTTACGGTCAAGGAGAGGCTCAACATGTTCAAGGAGCGGTTCCCCGGCAGTGATCTAGTAATCAAAGAGTTCCCTACAGGTCAAGCGTCATCAAACACTGTCCGCAACCTTCTGGTTCAGCTACAAAACTACGACGAGTTCAGCCCCGATCTTGTAATTATTGATTACCTTGAGCTTATGCGTCCAGTGCGCGAGATCGAGAAGGAGTACCTCGCGCAGCAGCGTATCGCTGAAGAGGTTAGGGGCGTGGCTATGGAGTTCAATATCCTTGTTTGGACTGCAACGCAGACTAACAGGCAGGGACGTATGGTTCAGGTCATCACTGACGCAGAGCTAGGCGATAGCTACGGAAAGATTCGTACCTGCGACTTCGCTATGTCCTTGAACCAGTCAGAAGAGGAGTTTGACAATGGAGTTATGCGTGCCTATGTAATCAAGTCTCGTAACGGAAGGCCGAGGTTCTCCGTGCATATGGGTGTTGATTATGGTACACTTAGGATGACTGAGATTGATGGAGGTTTTAATGCCGACTAAGAAAGAGCATCATATTCTAGATAGACTGGTTGAGGAAGGTATCACAGAAGTTTTGGTTGGATATCGCTCGTACAGACTAAATATCAAGAGAGGATTGAGAGAAGCTAGTGAGAAGTGTTATGGTTCCGCAGACTTCGATAAGGGAATTATCTCCTTGGAGAAAGACATGGACCATGAGACTGCCAGAGAAACACTGGTGCATGAGCTTACTCATATCGTTCTTGAACTTTGTGGACTAGGGGGAAACGAAGACACGGGTGTGGTGGAAGCTCATACAAATGAGGAGATTACTACCCTAACTTCAAGAGGTTGGCTAACGCTGATAAACCTTAACCCAAAACTATTTGAGATTATAAATGAGCGACCTAACAGTGAATGATTTTAACAGCAAGCCCCAGTACCCGATAAAAAGAATAAGTATTTATGAAAGATAGTGTGTTCCGAAGCATGTATCCTGAGCCCAAGAAAAGGTCTTCTAATACTCAGAATTCAAGTAGCTTTTTAAAGACAAAATATTTGGGTAATTCTGTTGAAAACAGTTCTGTTAGCGAGTCTAATATGAAGCAAGAAACCGGAGTACCTACATACTCTTCAAGAAGCACAACAAGAACTTACTCACCCTACTAAAAATGAATGACCTTTCAGAACTACTAGAAAACTTCAACTGGGACAACTACAAGGAGATCTCTGCTGCGATCTCTAAAGTTAACTACAACCAAATAGAAACAGAGATGTCTCATCAAGCTTCCATGTATTCTTACTATCATGGACTGATGGCATCTGCAAAGCATGAATACAATGATCTGAACACCGATGTGAACGCTCTTACCGCCAAGCTGCGGGCAGGACATAAGAACGCATCATCAGTTAAGCTTACAGCAAAAGACCTAGACGATCTGGTCATGAGCGATGAGGCTTATATTAAAGCGAGCAAGGATCTGAACGAAGCTTCGTTCAGGTACGAGATTCTCAAGGGTTTGTGTCGGGCTCTTGAGCATAAGAAGGACATGATTGTACAGATGTCCAGCAACCGACGCGCAGAAACTAAACTATACAACTGAGGAAACTACTATGGCTATTGATCTAGAAGCACTACGGCGTAAACACGAACAACTTAACGGTGGAGGCACTACCTCCAACAACTCGGACTTCCTGAACAAGTTCTACCAAATCCCTGAGGGCAGCAACGCTGTCCGTATTCTTCCTGGCAAGGATGAGGACCATGAGTTCTATGCGGAGACTAAGATTCACCGCGTGACGGGTCCTGATGGGAACACTAAGAACTACCACTGCCGTAAGGTGCATGGTGAGGCTTGCCCTCTGTGCGACCTGTACTACGGTCTGTGGAAGACGGGTAAGAAGGAAGACGAAGACCTTGCGCGGCAGATTAAGCCTCGCGCTCGTTACTACATGAACATTCTTGACCGCAATTCTGGGGATGTCAAGATCCTCTCTGTTGGTGTCATTCTGTTCAAGAAGATCATTGCAGCCATGCTTGACGAAGACTTCGGTGACATTACCGATCTTGCTGACGGGCACGACTTCAAGATCATCAAGGAGATGGAAGGACAGTGGCCCAAGTACGACCAGTCGGCTCCGCGTCCAAAGTCTTCTCCTGCTGGCTCTAAAGCTGAGGTTGCTTCCGCTATGGACAGCCTTCACGACATCCACTCCCTCGTTAAGCTAGAGGATTACGAGGAGTACAAGAAAGTGGTGGCGGCTCTCACAGGGCTTCCCGAACTTAGTAACCCCAACGGTCCCGATGAAGATGTTTCGGACGGGGATTATCTCTCTAAACTTCAAAGCTGATTATGAAAAATCTTATTCTATCCCTTGCAGCGGCTCTCGTCATCATGACGGGCTTCACCTCCTGCAAACTCATGAGTGACCTCTTTGGTGAGGACACTGTTGTAACCACTCCATCCCAACTCGTAGAGGGCGCTGAGATGGAGCCAGTTCCGCTTGAGACTCTACCTGCCAGTGTGGTAGGTGAGCTTCCTGAGGGCACCCAGCTTGTCCTGGCTGATCGTGATGACCTGATTGAGGAGGGTGCTTATGTTCCTTTCTCTCCTGGCGAGGGCGATGTTCCGGGGATTCTTGACGCACTGATTGGTCTTGGTTCTACCTTCATTCCCGGCCTTGCTGCCTGGGAAGGTGTTCTGACTCTAATCAGCCGCAGAAAGCGTAAGAACTATGCCAAGGCAATCAAGGCTATGGTTCCGACTGACAGCAATGTCGATATCGCTGGCACCATTCACGGTGTAGCTGCTGCTATCGGAGTTGCACATACTTCTGAGGCAAGTGAACTTGCTGCTGAAGAGGAAGAAGAACTAGTCTAATCCGCCGATCTTCATTTAGGATTTGACTATAATAGGAAGGCACTGACGGGGTGCCTTCCTTTTTTATTATGACTGAAGAAAAGAAACTAAAGATACTTTGTGTTCCTGCCAATGAAGGCGGGTGTTCCTACTACAGAATTATTTGTCCTATGCGTAAGCTGGAAGAGCTTCATGGGGATAAGGTAGAAATTAGGTGGGATAAGAACCCTTTGGGTATTGACGAGAAAACAGGCAAGTGGCAGGAGGACTGGGAGTTCGAGAACATGAAGTGGGCAGACATTGTGTTCACTCAGAACCTGTCTAACTTTGGTGGACCTTACACGGCACGAATTGTGGG